ATGTAGATTGGAAAAGGGTGTACCAAAAATGTCCTACCCTTGGCGGAGCCCAGAACATGGTTGACTATCAAATTTCAGTTGACATGGCGAAACAGATTTGCATGATTCAGCGTTCGGAAAAAGGCAGATTGTACAGACAACATTTTCTTGACTTAGAAAAAGCATGGAACACGCCGGAACAAGTTTTTGCAAGAGCTTTGAGAATGGCTGACAAAGCCATCGAATCTTTAAAAGCTGACAATGCATTTTTGCTTGAAAACGTTGAGCGTATGCGACCGAAAGAAGTGTTTGCAGATGCCGTTTCAGCAAGTCAGACATCAATTTTGATTGGTGAGCTCGCTAAGCTGTTGAGACAGAATGGCATCGAAATCGGACAACGAAGATTGTTTTCTTGGATGCGTGAAAATGGCTTTCTCCTCAAACGCGGGTCAGGCAGAAACATGCCAACCCAGAAAGGTATGGAGCTTGGATTGTTTGAAATCAAGGAAGGCTCCTACATTAACGGAGCGGGTGAAAATATCATCACCAAGACAACTAAAGTCACGGGTAAAGGACAGCAATATTTTATTAATAAATTCTTGCAATGTCAGGAACTTACGAAAAGAGAGGAGTAAAAAAATGAATGAACCTCCGAGACCAGAGTATGTTGCTAGACTACTCTACACCCTTTTAGGACGACAGCAGGGCGTAGAGTATGACAAAGTGTTCTACATAGATAAAGACGGCGTAGAACACGAGGTAAAAAAGGAAGAACCTTACCACTAGGCTCTTGCCAAATAAAACATAACTAGATTTTACAAAAGACTTGGCAATTTGTCAAGATAGGAGGTAGACATGGCATATATTGTTATTCAAGATTGGATGATATCAGATTTACAGTTAAAGGGGAATGAACTCCTCACATATGCCCTTATCTACGGCTTTTCGCAGGATGGCGAATCAGAATTTAAGGGGTCATTGAAATATATTTCCGAATTTCTTGGCGTGTCAAAAAGCACTGCACAAAGAAACCTTGAAAACCTTGTAAATCGTGGAGTGATTGAAAAGAGAGTTGAAGAGATTAGCGGGGTGAAATTTAACCGTTATATAGCTCATGAAAAAGCTGAACCCCCTATAGTCAAAATGGGTACAGGGTGTAGTCAAAATGGGTACGGGGGTGTAGTCAAAATGGGTACAGGGTGTGGTCAAAATGGGTACGGGGGTGTAGTCAAAATGGGTACCAATAATACTAATATATATAATACTAATAATAATACTAATAATAATACTAGTAATAATACTAAAGATAAAGGCGCGCCCGCGAGATACTTTGACGATGAGGAACTAAATAATAAGTTTCTGGAATTCCTTTCCATGCGTAAGAAAATTAGAAAACCAGTTCGGACGGATAGAGCTTTAAAAGCATTACTCAAAAAGTTGCATGAATTATCTGGCGGTGATGTTGGACTGATGAAACAGATTATAGACCAGTCATTGGATAAAGAGTGGCTAGGACTTTTCGAACTGAAAACAACTAATGACAACACGAAGAACATTAACGACCGACTGTACGGAGACATACAGCACTGGGCAGCGCAGAAAGAACAGGAGGGAGGCGGAATGTATGACGATTTCGGAGTTTTCTAAAATCGTAGCCGCACTAAAGACTGTTTACACGTCTCCGGGATTTATTCCCAACGAACAGGCGTTAGACATGTGGTATCGCTTGGTAGGCAAGAACAACGACTACCAGACAATAAGCGTAGCGGCACAGATGTACATGACAACCGGCAAGTTCCCACCTACACCGGCAGATATTTTGGAGTGTGCCAGTAAGCTCAAGGCAGAAAGCAGCTACCTGAGTGAGCAGGAAGCGTGGGCGACAGTGGCAAAGGCGTGCAGTAATGGGATTTACGGCTACAGAGAGGAGTTTGACAAACTGTCGCCCACGCTGCAAAAGGCGGTAGGAACGCCACAAACGCTCCATGACTGGGCGGTAGTAGATTCAGCGGACTTTCAGACGGTCATACAGTCAAACTTCCTCAGGAGCTACAGAGCGGCGTTAGAAGCACAAAAGGAGATAGACAAGTACCCACCGAAGCTCCGAGAGATGATAAGAGCGGCGGGAGCGATAGAACAGAAAGAGACAGTACCAGAACTGCCCACACTGGGAGAAATAGTTGGACGGTTAGAACAGGATAATAAAAATTATACCCCGGAACAATGTAGTGGAGCGTTGGGGGATTGGATAGCAGGAAAGAAAGAGAGGCTAGGTTATGAGAAGTGAAAGAATGATCAGTGTAAAAGGGTACGCAGAGAGAGAATACGACGATGCGGTAATAGGGAGAGACACAATTCCTGCGAACGTTGTAATGACAATCGAAGATAAGGAAATCGCGAAAAGGGTGCTTAAATTGTTTGAGTTAGGCATCGAAAGAACCACTTGTTCGAGCGAAAACATGAAAAAAATCGAAGGCCTTGCACGAGGTTACAACGAATTAAAAAAAAGCATAGAAGAGGCATGGGGGACAGGAAATGGAACGAGGATTTGACCCGGCTAGAGAATATTTAAAAACACAGCACCTTGAGGCGGAATATGAGTGCAGAACAGCGCACAAAGCAATCAAACGAGGTGCGACAAGTTACAACGAATACGAGCAGGGATACGAGGAGGAAGAGCAATGACACTATACGAGATTGACAGTGCAATTATGGATTGCGTAGACGAGGAGACAGGAGAAATTATTGACCTTGAAAAACTTGAGGCTCTCAACATCGAGAGAGACAAAAAGGTGGAGGGAATCGCGCTGGCAGTAAAGAATTACGCCGCAGAAGCAAAGGCAATCAAAGAGGAGGAAGAAAAGCTTGCGAAACGCCGTAGAAGTTGCGAGAACGCCGCACAGAGGTGTAAGGACTATCTGTCCCATGCTCTTGACGGAGAAAAGCTCAAAACGGCAAGAGTAAGCGTATTCTACAAGAGCAACGAGTCTGTGACTATTGACGATTTAGGCAGTCTGTCAGAGGAATACATCAGGATTCCAGAGCCACAGGCAGACAAGACAGCGATTAAAAAGGCGATTAAAGCCGGGAAAGAGGTCACAGGGGCGCATCTTGAGACCTCAAAGAGCGTGATCGTGAGGTAAGAAAGATGGGAGATGTTTACACAAAGTTACAAAAAATTCAGGCAGAATTAAAGGTACCTAAGAGTAAATACAGTGAGTATGGCGGCTATAGTTACAGGAGCTTAGAGGACATCTATGAGGCAGTAAAGCCTTTATTGGACAGGGAAGGCTTAATATTAGCCGTAAACGACGAAGTTATTATGCTGGGCAACCGATTTTACATAAAGGCGACAGCGATTTTAAAAGACATAGAAAGCGAGGGCAGTTTTCGCACTACAGCATACGCCCGGGAGGAGGAAAGCAAAAAAAAGATGGATGCAGCACAAGTTACCGGCTCAGCATCGAGCTACGCGAGAAAATACGCGTTAAATAGCTTGTTTCTTCTGGATGACTCGAAAGACGCGGATACAGACGAATACAAACGCAACGAGGTTATCACAGAGAAAGAAGCAAAACGGCTCTATGATTTGATGCAAAAAAAGGGAATGACGGAAGCCCAAATTAAAGAATGGGCAAGTCAAAGAGGCTTAAAATCATTGTATCAGACGACACAACAACAATATGCCGAAGCCATGAAGGAATTAGGACTAAAATAGCATGGATTTAACTGGAAAAATAAAAAACTTAGCAGTGGATTATTTTAGCAAAAAGATAACAGTTACCCTGGAAATTAACGAGGCGGAGCGGTTTATAAAGGGCGTGGATGAACTGAAAAAGCTGGAAAAGCTGTCCGTAATAATTAAACCGTTCCGCAAGAAAAGGAGCTTGTCGGCAAACGCTTATTTCCACGTCCTAGTCACCAAAATAGCGGAAAAAGTCGGAACGAGCAAGGCAGAAGCCAAGAATTTGATGATAGGCAGATACGGACAGCCGGAGCTGATAAAAGGGGACATAGCAGTTTTAAAAACCAATGTTCCAACCAACATCATGTACAAAAAAGAGGACATTCACACGGTTGCGATAGGACGGCGGCTAGAAAAAGGCAAAGAGGTAGTGTTTTACAGGCTCATGCGAGGTTCGCACACCTACGACAGCCGGGAAATGAGCGAGCTAATCAAAGGCACGATACAGGAAGCGGAAGACTTAGGAATTGAAACGCTAACACCAAGAGAATTGGAACAAATGTTAGGAAAATGGAAGCCAAGAAAGGAAGAAGAGAAATGAAAAAATTTGAATTAACAACAGAATTTATCACAAATGCGCTTGGAAAAAAGTTATTTAGAATCAAAGCACTGGTTGAATTTGGGAGCGTGAAAGCCGGAGAGCTAGGCGGGTACGCGGAGAAAGAGGAAAATATATCACAAGACGGCAATGCATGGGTTTCTGGCGATGCAAAGGTTTCCGGCAATGCAAAGGTTTCCGGCAATGCAAGGGTTTCCGGCAATGCAAAGGTTTCCGGCAATGCAGAGGTGTACGGCGATACAGAGGTTTTCGGCAATGCAGAGGTGTACGGCGATGCAAAGGTTTTCGGCAATGCATGGGTTTCCGACGATGCATGTGTGTACGGCGATGCAAAGGTTTTCGGCAATGCATGGGTTTCCGACGATGCAGAGGTTTCCGGCAATGCAAGGGTTTCCGGCGACGCAAGGGTTTACGGCGATGCATGGGTTTCCGGCAATGCAAAGGTTTTCGGCAATGCAGATTATGCATTAGTACAGGGATTCGGGACAGAATTCCGCTGCACAACTTTTTATAGGGGCAAAAATAAAAAAATAATGGTTAATTGCGGATGCTTCCATGGGGATTTAGAAGAATTTAGAAAACAGGTAAAAGAAACACGAAGCGGAAAAATAGCAAAAGAATACCTAATGATTGCTGGTTTAATGGAATATCATTTCGCAAGCGAGGATTCTAGCAATGAATAGCGTACTACAATCAAAAAAAGAGTGTTTTTTCTGCAAAGCAACCCAAAATTTACATAGACATCATGTCTTATATGGCAGTAGCAACAGAAAACAAGCCGAAAAGTATGGTTTTACAGTTTATTTGTGTTTAAATCACCATACCAACGGTGGTGAGGCAGTGCATCGCAATCCCAACGGACCGCTAGACAGGTACCTCAAGGAGCTAGCGCAGAAGTATTGGGAGGAGAACAACGGAACGAGGGAAGAATTTATCAAAACATTTGGGAGGAATTACCTGTGAACAAATTTAGAAATAAAAAGATTTTTACGAAAGATGGGAAGTTTGATAGCAAGAGAGAAATGCATCGTTATTTAGAATTGGCGGCGATGCAAGAGGCAGGGGAAATTACAGGATTAGAGCGACAGCCGAGATACATACTTGTGGGCAGCCAAAAGCGAGAAGACGGCACTACAGAGCGCCCCGTATCATATACAGCAGATTTCCGATATACAGACAAAGAAGGCAAGATTATTGTCGAGGATGTAAAATCCCCGCGCACAAGAAAAAATCCGGAATACATCATCAAGAGAAAGCTGATGCTTGAACGGTATGGCATCACGATCAGGGAGGTGGCGTAATGAAAAAAACAGGAGACTCAGAAGCAAGAAAAGCGGCGAAAATACTCAAGAAGTACTGCAACGAGCATAAATATTGCCGAAATTGCCTTTTTGCGGTAGGAAAGGAGGGCGCGGCTTGCCTGCTAGTAAATAAATTGCCGTTTGACTGGGTAAGATATTAAAGCTGGACACCCTCCGGGGTTAAGGATAGATACACATTACAGTAACACGTTAACGGTTCCATGAGGAGCTATATGCCATTGATTCCTCCGGATTTATTCCGGAGGGGAAAGGAAAGAAAATGAAAGTAGAAGAAATGCAAAACAGTGAAGTGGAAGACTATTTGTTAGAACATTTAGAAATAGGCACATTGTTTAGCAAATTAACGGAAAAGGCGGGTGAATTATCCAAATCCGCAACGATACGTGCAGAAATTATGGGATTTAACCCAACCCCAGCGGAAGTGCTAATAGCAGAGAGTATTTTGCGTAGAAATATGGCAGAAGTTATATTGATTTGTGAAATACTAGCCTGCAACACAGACGCGTGGGACGATGTTGAAGACACACAAGAAGAAATAGCGAGAAAATGGGTTGAGTTAATGATGAAGGATAAGGAGAGGAAATGAAAGGATGGAACAGATGAAAAAGAATAGAGCGTATGCCAGAACGTACGATAAAGCAGATTACAATAAACAGAAAGAACTCGTAAAAAACATGTCAATGAAAGAAATCGCAGATAAGATTAGAATAATCAGGAGAAGATGTTTGCCAGATTATAATTTTACTGGAAGTGAGTACGATTTTTATGCTTATGAATTACAGATGGTTATGAGCAGAGCTGCAGATATTATTGATAATTGGAAATCAGATTATGAGGAGTTAAAGAAAATAAAAGAAAGGAATATACCTCAAAAGCCCACACTCGAAGGAGATGGTTATGCACCGGATGGGAGCTTTATATGGGACACGTGGTTATGTCCGAATTGTGGTTCGGCACATGAAGTTGATGACG